TCCGATTATCGAGGCGGTGCGGCTTTCGGTGTCAGCAACAAGACCAAAGACGCACTTTTTGTTGTCGGAAACGGCTCACCGGGAGGAAGTTACGAAAACGATGCACTCGTGCTTGATAACGCAGGAAATCTGTGGGTGGCAGGCAGTATAAAGTGCGGCGGTGGCAGCGGAGGTTATACCTTGTCGCCTGCAACAGCCGACACGCTCGGCGGCGTGATGATAGGCGATAATATATCGGTAACGGCTGACGGGGTTATCTCGGTGAATCTGTCGGCATATCTGAAAAACACGGATATAGCGGACTGGGCAAAAGCTGAAAGCAAGCCTGTGTATACAGCGGAAGAAGTCGGGGCGGCAGAGAAGAATCATACACATAACGTGTCGGATATCACAGATATGCCAGAATGGACGAAAACCGAGAATAAGCCTGTATATACAGCAAGCGAGGTCGGTGCGGCAACAGCGGCAGATATTACTGCGGCGGTGAATGCTATCGAGATCGGCGGAAGAAATCTGCTGTATGACAGCACCGGAAATCTTAAAAAAGGCTGGAGCGGTAACACTATAAT